GACGGTTGTGATACCTGAGTGCCAGTCAGGGTTGCGGTCACGGATGACACGGGGGCTAGATTTGGTGATGCCCAATGCTTCCTTATCGGCGGGCTTGACACTCCCAGTCCTAGCAACACTAGACAGATAATCAGAAATGTTCTTCTGTTCTTCTTCACGTTTCTCCTTCTTTCTGAAGTAACTAGATACGGACATGAAATATACGATAGCGCCTGTCACCCAACTGATAGCCAGGGTGCCAGCCACTGCAATAACTCTAGTCGTTTTCTTCATCGTCAACTACCGCTTCTCTCAGTTGCTCTGCAATCTTACCGAACTCCCGCAAACACAACTCCCCTGCCGACTTGGAACCAGCAAGGAACTTGTCATAGGTTTCCAATAGTTCTTTCGCTGCGCCAACACTAACCCAGAATACCATCTGATAGCCATTTGATGCCTCAGCCATGATCTCATCCATGATTTTCTCTAGTGCTTCGATCTCCTCGGGGTCGAACCCGTCATCGTCTAGACTGTTCATTTCTTTTCCTCCAGTGACTGGATGACATGACCGATAGCAACAATCGCATCATCAATTTTATGGATCGTTGCCCTGGGCTTGCCCATGTCAACGAACATTCGACGGACAACACTCAGGTTATCCATCGTGACCTTGAATGTCTCTAGCCTAATGGACTTCTTCATCAGTGTCATCCCTCCGCCAAGTCCAGGTTGAACGTGTCGCTAGCAAGCATCGCACTGATGACACCGTAACCAACCATGTCCTTCAGGCAGTCCGTGAACGGTTCGTTCTTCGCTTCACGATCCCGTCTAGCAAGATTGTAGTAGCGTGCTATCTTGTCACTGAGGCGCACGGCAACGCCGATCTGACCGAAAGCATTGATGTTGTCATGCCCATAGTCATGCTGTTTAGAAACCAGGATGTTCTCCATATCCTGCGGATCCCATTCGCCTTGCGAATCCAGGAATCTCGCAGCCTCTATAGCGGTGTACCATGCCCACACCACAACATCCTGCTCGGATCCACTGCGCACAGCGTCACCGATCATCCTGCTGTAATCGGCAAACAGTTCACTGTTGAACTTGTATCCCGTTTTCAAACTAGATGTGATCCGATCCAACTCGAATCGTGCACCCTCATTCCATGTTCTCATGTTGCCTCCCAGGAATGCCCGTATCTCGGGCGATTCCAATAGTTTCTCTCTCAACGCTTGCTCTGCTTCTTTCAGTTTATCATACGCACTTGACTTCGATTTGTGACCCAACATCTCGGCGATCTCAATGTAGGAGTGACCCCAAATGTAGCGTGCTTCTATCACGAACCTATGGGATTCGTCTAGTTGCATGACTGCAGATGTGACAGCCTCACGAACTTCGATGTCTATACCAGCCATATGACTAGACGTAGGTCCAGCCATCAACTGTTCAATGAACGAACCCCCAATGGGGGCGGGGTTGGTTGCTAGTTTGTCAAACTCGTCATCGTCTGACATGCGGGGCATAACGTCTCTGGGCATCTTAGTTATTCATTTCTAGTCCGACGGTGGGTTCGCACGGGAAGTGCTGAATCTCCAAACACCAGTAGGGCTTGTTGTTATCAGGGAAGTAATCGACCGTCGCATGATGGGCACATGCGTGCGCCCATTCTTCGATGGGCGCACACCAGTACCGCTTGCGATGCGAGTCCCACACCCACAGGAACCCAGGTCCAAGCAACGTCCAGATCTTCAGGGAATCCAACTTGTCGAACTTCAGTTTCAACGTGGCATCTTTAGATCTAGACGAGACGCCCATCACCTCATGGAATCCTGCTGGAAGTAGATAGTCAGGCGTGTGCCTAAAGTGCTTGGGCAACGAGGCGACACTGAAGTCTGGGCGGTTGATGCCCATACGATGGGCGTGCGGATACAGCATGAGGAATGCGTTCTCTGCCGTGTCCCCCATCGTCTTATATCGTTGGCTCCACTTGTGTTCGTTGAAGTTCTTCATAGTTTCCTCGTAACTACTAGGCGGATCTGCGAATCGTCCTCATACGCAGCGCCGTTCAAACCGTCCATCACTAGTTTCAGATAGTTGTCGATGTCCCCACGCAAAGCGGTAGGCGGGTAATGTTCGACATCCAGTTTGCCTACGGTAACAATGGAACCGTCCTTATGGAAGTCCACTTCCAGATAGACGGGACCGCTAAAGCACGGTCCCGTCCACCCTTCCCGAACTAGATCTTCAGCGAGATGCGTTTTCATTGGTGTGTACGCCTTACCCCTGCGGGTCATACGTGGACGCTGTTTCACCTGGGGTCTAGTGGTGTAGTGGACTGTGTGCTTCTTCTTGCGTGTCATACCCACACCTCCTTAATTGGTATCAGTCTAGTTGTTTCAGAATAGTGGGATGGTTGACCCAGTTCCCATGCGGTGTCGTATCCGATTGATCCCCACAGGTTAACGGTGCGCAACTCAGGGTACACGGAACTAGCAACCCACAACACTAGACCTTTGCCCAGTCCGCCTTGGCGGACGGCAGCCCGATCACTAGTGCGCACTCGGCGCACCTCAATGTTGGTGCCCACGTCTGGCATGTGCCGATACTTGTCATGCTCGGAACGATGCCAGATATGGGCGTGCCAATACTGATTAGTGTACTTCGCTACTGCTAGTTCACATGCTGCTGCTGCGACCTGGGCGGTACGGTCATCCTCCATGCGGGAACGGTCATAGTGCGAGGCATCTCTAGTTGACCAGTTCGCAGTGAACCTGCGAATGCCCACATTGGATGCGTGCTCGTACTCCCACGGTTCAAGGTCGATGATTGCTAGGGGTTCCATCATGATCCTCCGTATGCACGTTCGACAATCTTCTGGATCTGCTCCATGCCAGCATCACCTCTGGCATGGAACTTACCCCAACGCTTATCGGCATCGACCACGATCACGTGACACAGTGACGGTGTGATCCCGCTAGATGCACACACGTATGCCAACCGCATCAGCGCCTTAGAGCGATCCTGTGACGGCAGTGGTCCGTCCCTCCAGATGATCCGTGCCAGCGGACTAGTGAGACGCAACGCCTCATCCAGATCCTCGTTGGTGCGGAAGTCGATCACCACATGCTCACGCTTAGGTGGAACATATAGTGCTGAGATACGGAGAATGTCGTGCGCACTAGTGCGCCGACTAGATACCAACTGGAGGAAGTCCCGCAACGGGATCGGCTGATCGTTGTCGTCCAGCATGGTGCGTCGATCAGGGTCGATCTTCAGACCATGCGGGTACGGCAACCGAACATAGTTGCCAACCTTGTGAACGGAAACATCCGACTGCTTCGGGTTGACCTCACGTGCAGGGTAGTCCGCAACCTGGTGTGCTACTAGCAACATGCGTCGCATGTCCTCCGCAGTGACGGGCGAATCAGCGAACACCCACACGTGATAGCCCTTGGAGCGGGAGCGTTCCACCCATGCGTGAACGCCTGCTGTCTCCAAGGTTCTCTGTAGTAGACGTGCAGAACCTAGATCCTCCACGTCGATATCGGAGCAACCCCACACACAGATAGCGTCACCATCGGTGGGTACCGCAGGGTACACGCCGATGCTTGGACCATCCGTTAGGTGCTGTAGGAACACGTCCTTAGACAACTGCTCACGAACGCAACCGCCAGCCTCGGAACCGTAGCAGTCACCACGCCCCCTAAATAGGGACACGAATGTCTCTAGTGCTTGTTCGTCAGTCATCATCTCTAGTCCCACACAATCTCACTGAGGGATTCGGACTCTAGACGCTGGTCACGTTCAGCCTCATGGCGTGCCTGGACTGACATGTCGTGCGGTACTGGACCCATAGGCAACAGTCTACCAGTGCCCTGTTCGATCTCGAAGTCGATATCGTCCAGTAGGGAACTAGCGGGACGCTTGCACTTAACCAGGTTCAGCGTGACAGTATTCTCATGAATGCGTTCCTCGTATCGGAGCGTATCCAATCTTTCCAATAGCCGTTCAGTCGCCGTACCTTTAGCCAGTTTCTCATTGATCTCCTGGATCTGTGCTTCGATCTCGAACTTCTTGCGTCGCACACCAATGATGTGTGATGCCTGTTGCTCGCCACCGTACGCACCTGAACTAATGGTCATCTTACGACCGTCCGCACCAGCGGTACGTGACGACTGGTGCAAGACAACTAACGGTACATGATGACGCTTGCCGAACGCCTTGATTGTATTCGCCTTGGACGGGACATCTTCCCCGCCACCCTGGAGCAACTCCAGATAGTCGAACACCATGACGGCAGGCTTGCCCAACATGTTAGTCGTCTCACCCATAGCCTTCTCCATATCGGAGAGAGTCATCGGCTGGTCGAACACTGCGAGATTAGGGAACTGCTCAATAGCGGTGTGCTTCAGTAGGTCAATGCCCCTAGGGTCGTTGTCAGCGACCTGCTGTTCCAACTCGTATGCGTTCACCCCGTTAGCGACACACGCCAACTTGACTAGTGTCAAGGTGCGTGGCTCATCGGGGCAGAAGTAGACAACCGTCTTGTCACGGTTAGCGTTCAGCACACTAAGTAGGAACAATGTCTTACCGCTGTGACTGTAGCCGTTGACAAGTAGCATCTCGGATGGGGCGACACCACGCATCTGATTATCCAGTGAGTCGAAACCCAAATAGATTCTCTCGTCAGGTGTCTGCGCCCAGTGAACGAACTCGTTCACCGCATCGGACAACGGCTTGTAGTAGGTGCTTGTTGGGATATGCGACTCGGGCGTGGGGGTTAGTTCCCCACGCCCGATCTGTTCCCAACGCTTGTTTAGCGTTGCGTCATCCATCGCTTATCGTCGTCCTCCAGGGGTCGGTGCCCAGAATGCAAGTGGCTGACCCTTCGGACCGTTAGTTCCATCGGCAGCCTTGAACAAGGGGCGACGGTTCTCGGGTGTAGCCGTGTCACGATTGTCGAACACACTAGTGACGCCAGCCTTGGCACATGCGTCCACCAGCCATGCGGGGAGTGGACCGTGCTGAATGCCCTTGACCTTCAGTGCGCCACCAGCAGACTCGTAACTAGCACCGAACTCGGATACAACGTTATCGACCGCACGCTGTGTTGCGGGTGCCTGCTTCGGTGCCTCATCGAATCCGTGTGCGCCAACAATAAGTTCACGCACGAAGTCGAAGTGACTAAGGTAAGTTGCTTGGACTGCTTCTGCTGAGCCGTCCGTGGTTGTTGCACTAGTTAATTCGCTGGCGATCTTCGCCGCTACCTGTGTGACGATGCTCTCGTCCTTGCTAATCATTGTGACTCCCATGTTGTTTGTGTGACACCCCCACTTATGTGGGGGAGGGGCAGTTTAGCCTCATGCCCAGGAGGTTTTGGTATCAGGTAAGGAGAAGAAACCTGATGCCGAAATCATATCACTCGGCGGTGTCGCCTCGTTCAACGCCAATGAAATTCACTGTCTGCGACGGCGGTTCCATGTCGTCACTGTTCCAATGCACGCCCTTGCACACCGTCCAGTAGTCGCACCACATGGACGAACACAGGTTGTGCTGATCGTTGATAGCCCACTCACGTTCCATGCCGATGACCGTGGCACTAGTGATCACGCTGGACACTTGGCGCTTCAGCCACTCCACATGATCAGGTGTGCGTTCGACCGTAACGATCTGCGCCTTCGGTGTCGTCTGACGGATCATCACACCAAACCTAAAGGGTGTGGGTGCGTCACCGTTATCCACTAGACCCAACGCTCTGGCGCTAGCCACATAGCATGTCGCCTGGTGCGAGTGCTTCTGCTTCTCCTTAGCGGAGTACGGGCGGGTAGCGGTTTTCCAATCCCAGATCGTACCATCGGGGGCAACGTAATCCATCGTCCCTTCTAGCCACAACTCTGTCTCGCCACCAGTAACTAGCGGTGCCGTGAACTTGTGTTCGATCAGCCCGCCCAACGCAACAGCGGGGCGAATCGAATCCCACCAT